TAGAAACTCAAATTGAAGATTTAGAAACTCAAATTGAAGATTTAGAAAACAAAATTCAATTAAAAGACGACCTAATTGAGACTTTAGAAGAAACAATCAAAGAATTAAAAAAAGGCTAACATGCCCCAACTTCAATCCTCCCTAACCGCCCTAATTCTTCTTTTAATGGCCGTTTTAGGCTTCAATGCCTTGTTTGTAACACCAAGCAAGGTTGAGCCGAGTGCGGTGGTTTATACGAGCAAATAAATATGATTCAACACAAAGAAATCGGAAGAGAAATTTGCTACAAAATAAACAAGATTTTTGGCTTTTTTGATCGAAATAGACTACAATATGTGGGAATGATAGACGGAAAATATTGGTTTGATTTTCAGTTTGAAAGTGTGCCAATTCCCAAACATAAGTCTTTTGGCGTTCAGGAATGGATGTTTAACACTTCTTTTGTTTGGAATGAACTTTCTGAAATAATTGAGGAGGAGATTTTAGAAAAAGTTTGACAACTCCGAACTAAAAAATTTATAGTTTAGGAGTTAATCGTAATTGATGAATGCTCACCATAAACGAATAACCACCCCAGAAAAGGGGTGGAAGATGTTTGCTCTTTTTTATTTAAAAGAATTTTGAGTGTTTTGTCAAGCGTTAACCTGTAATCAACCCTGTCAGATAGCTTCTTACTATAAAGCAGGACATAAAACTTTGCGGTGCGACAAGTAGCAAAAGATATAAAAGAGCAGTTTTTCAGTTGGTAACGCTAGGATATCACCAAAGTATCTCCTGTGGAATTAATCGCAACGGCATGCGAGGTTAGCTATATAAAACCCTCTGATAACCCTCAGTAATGATATATAACTTACACCTTTTTTCAAGTGGTATAGAATTAATTTTCTGATACCATTTGGGAAGAGGTGTAGCCTTCTTTCCCTTTCCTCCCCTAGTAATAATACTTAATAATATATGATAACACTCCACAAAATACAATTTATACATGCAAAAAAACAAGAAGAAGTTTGGAATATTTACAGAAGTTTAAAATTAAAAAGAAAAGGGGCTAAAATTAAGGAAATATTACAAGAAATAGCTTTAAACTGGAATCAATTAGTTGGAATTGAAGTTTCAGATGAAACACAAAAAGATTTATTAAGTTTGCAGAAAATTAAGAAAACTCCATTAAAATTGTCTAGTTTGTTAAATCATACCAAAGACCCAGCACTTAGGGCTTGGTTAATTGAAGAAATTAAGAATATGGTAAAAGAAGATATTAAGAAAGAATATGGTAAAGAGCAATTATAATCAATATTTGAAGTCTGTTGAATGGAAAGACATTAAAACTAATTATTATAAAAACAATGCAAAACAGTGTTTAAGATGTAAAAGTTTAACTGAAATTCATTTACACCATTTAAGCTATTCAATTTTAGAGGATAAAAAGTTTCAAGACAATTATTTAGTGCCACTTTGCAAGCAGTGCCATTCTGCAGTTCATAGTAAAAAGCTTAATCCTTCGGCTATTGGAGACCCTACAAGGTCAAAAATAGTTTTATCTAAAGCTGAATTTGCTATTTGTGCTATTCCTAATTTTAGACCAGCCAAGTTAAAAAACTATTTTTCTGAAAATAAAACATTAAAAGGAAAACAAAAAGGTTTAAAAAAGAAGATTAGAAAAATGAAATCAAAAAGAATTTTGATTGGAAGTACAAATGAATCTAAAAGAAAGGCTAGAAATAGTTTGTTGGGCTTAGTTAGCAAAGCAGGAAAGAAAGATAGGAATTTATTGGCTATTGAAATGTCAAGATTGTATTAGTTAAAAAAGAGTTTGTTAAGCGTGAAAACAACTTTTATTTTATGAGTATTTGACTTTTATTTGAAAGTTAGGAATTAGAAGTTTATTATGCTAACAGCCAAACAAGAGAAATTTGCCCAATTAGTTGCCAGTGGGAAAGGGCAAAGTGAAGCGTACAGAGGCAGTTATAATTGCGAGAAAATGGCGGATACAAGCATTTACGTTGAGGCTGGCAAGTTAATGCAAAACCCTTTGATAGCCCTTCGCATTAAAGAAATACAAGAAAGCATACAAAAGAAGACTGAAATAACAGCTTTAACTTTAATTGAAGAGTTGAAAGAAATTGAAGAGTTAGCAAAACAACCGATACATGGAAAGTTTGGAGATAGAGACTTAACAAATTGGATTAAAGTAAAACAAGAGGTTGCTAAATTGCTTGGTTTGTACGCTCCAACTAAAAACGAAACTGATTTAAAAATAAAGGAAGCCCCAAAACTTGAAATTGATTTAAATGATTAAGGTTAAATTTAAACCAGACCCAAAATGGGTTGACTTTTACAAAGGAGATTGGACAACAGCTATTTTGATTGGCGGAAGAGGGTCGGCTAAAACTTGGAATGCTGGAAACTTTGCCACTTTAGAAACTTTTAAAAACCCTGATTTTAGAACTTTAGTTTTAAGAGATGTTTCAAGCTCAATTAACCAAAGTATCCTCCAAAATATTAAAGGCAGATTTAGCTTACTTATGCAAAAGCTAGAAGGTGCTTTTGACCATGTTTTTGAAATACAAGAAAACCAGATTAAAAATAGAATAACTGGAAACATAAACATACTTACAAAAGGATTTAGGCAGTCTAGAGTTGAACAGCAGGCAGATTTGAAAGGTTTTGAAGATATTGACCTTGCTTTAATTGAAGAGGCTGAAGATTTAAGAGATGAAGAGCGTGTCAACACTTTGATTGATACACTTAGAAAAGAGGGTTACAAAGTAATAATTATTTTAAACACCCCTGATTTAGAGCATTGGATTGTCAAAAGATACTTTGACTATGAAAACAGCGAATATGAGGGGTTTTTTAAACTGATACCTAAACAACTAAAAGATGTTTGCCAAGTTATTGTAGATTATAGAGACAATATTCATTTACCAGAACAAAAAAGGGTTAGCTATGCCAACTATGCAAATCCTGAAAATGAAAAATACAATCTTGAACATTATGCAGGGAAGATTTTAGGTTTAGCCACCGAAAGCCAAAATGCAATGAGAAAGTTTAATATTCAAAAGGTATTAACTATTGAAACTAAAAACCCTGTACAAGTAATTGACGGCGTTCAGATTTACGCTTCACCAGAGAAAGGGCAGATTTACTCAATGGGTATTGACCCTTCAAGCGGATTAGGAGCAGATTGGACGGCAATTAGTTTAAGAGGATTTTACCCAGACAAAATAACTGGTAAACATAAAATTTACGCCCAAATGAAAGCCAAGCTAGGTGAGCGTGAAACTGCAAGAGTGGCCATTAATTTAGCTAATTGGTACAATAAAACAGGCAAAGTCTTGCTAGTTCCTGAAGTCAATGGCTTAGGGCGTGCGGTTGTAAATTACATTATAGATGGATACAATAATGATTGGATTTATAAAAGGTATATTGTAGATGATACAAAGCCAGATGACAATTTAAGGCCAGACTTTGGGTGGCAAACAAATGGAAACACTAGAGACAAGATGATAAATAATTTAACCTATTTATTTGCCGATAATAAATTAGAGGTTTTAAATGAGGAAGAAAAGAAAGAAATGGCTACTTTTGTTTATGTTCAATCTGACAAAGATGTGAACAAAGGAAGGTACGAAGCTCAAAAAGGAAGTAACGACGATATTTTATTTTCTGACATGATGGCAGTTTCAGGCTTTGACTACATCCGACAATACCTATAAATGAACTTGCCTAAAAATTAAATAAAGAAAAGATTATAGCTATGCTACCAGAATATATCGCCAAACAGATGAAAGACGCTGAGAGGTTTGAGAATTACGAAATAAACGAAAGTCTTTTTGAAGGCGAACACTACAAATTGTTCAATATTGATGAGCAAGAAAAGAAGCTGAATAAATATGAATACATCGCTTATGATATTCTAGCCCAAGCGGTTGGAATTAAGGTTGACCTAATTTGGAGAGAAGCCCCAGAGATTCACTTTGATAGTGAACAAACACAGAAAGTCTTTGACGAATTAAGGGCAAGTACACGCTTTGACGAGAAGATGAGGAATGCAACCCAAGCAATGTTAATTTATGGTGATAGTCCTGTTAAAGTTGCAGTAGATGATAACAGCGAAACAAAAGACGAAAAGCTAGAACTTTGCCTTTACAATTTAGAGCCAGAAAACTGGTTTCCTGATTATAACAAATACAATCCAGCCAAACCAGCCAAAGCCAACACTTTAATCTTTGAAAAGAAAATTGATAAAGCATGCTATTATTTACTTGAAACACACGAACCAAACCGTATAATTTGGACAGCCTTTGAAAAATTAGAAGGTAAAGACGAATACGTGCAAGTTAGGCCTTTAGACTATTTCAAAGAAGAATTGACTGGTGTTGTAGGAGATGACGCAAAAGAGGGTATTGTAGAAACAAAATTTGAAATAACTTATACTACTAAGTGCCAATACTCACTTTTACAAGTGTTAAGAAACGACACAGACCCTAGCGACTATTTTGGCGTATCTGATTTTACATTGCCAGTAGTTAGTAAAATAAATGCTTTAAATAACTTTGCTAACTTAGCCAATTTTGTAATTGCGACAAATTCCATACCTAAATTGATTTTAAGTGAAAATGCAAGCAAGATGTTATCAAACATAATTGAAAACATAAACAGCCAAAGCCAAGGAGCTGAAATAGAAAACCCAACTAGCTTTTTACAAGACCCTAAAACCACTTTTTTAAACAAGACTAGCTACTTGCAAAGTTATATTTACAGGGAAATGTTGCAAAAAATGAAAGCCTTTGAAGATGGGGGAAGGGGTGAAACCAAGTATTTAACCAATAATTTTGACCTTGAACAAATTAGAAAGCAACACGAAATATTTTTTAATACTTTAATGTCTGAACTTTCTATAAGTGAGGTTTTGTATAACCCTAAATTAACAACAGGGGCTTTAAGCGGGGTTGCTTATACAAGGTTGATGTCAACAACTATAAACGCTATAGACAACATTAAAAGGAAATTAGAGCCGTTCATTCAGAAGGTTGTCTACACCATGCTTGACCTTGCAAATAATGCTAATGTTGTAAAAGTAGAAGCCCAAATGCCGCAAGTTAAGTTTAGAGACGGCATTGTAAATGATAGTGTTGAAGATTTAGACGCGGTCATTAAGAAAGTACAAAACCAACTATTGCCAACGGTAGAGGCTATTAAACAAGCTAACAACATAACTATTGAAGAAGCTAAAAAGTACGAAGCCGAAATACAAGCAAGCTTACCAGAGCCAGTAACAGTTGAAGCCTTGCCAAAAACAGAAAACTTATAAAGGGTAAAGCTATTATGAGAATAGCAATAATTGGCTCAAATTCTTTCATAGCAAGCTATGTAATTGAAGAGCTACACAATAGAGGTCATGAAGTTGTAGGTTTACAAAGACACATGCCAAGCGTTGAAAAGCAGGTTTATAATGCTGATGAAATTTATCTTGGAGATATCACAAACGCTGAAGTTGTAGAAAGAGTGGTTAGCATTTCCGACCATGTAATTAACCTTGCTGGAATTTTAGGAACTTCTGAAACAGTAAACAACCCACTGCCAGCAGTTAAGGTAAACATTGAAGGCACTTTAAATGTTCTAAACGCTTGCCGTGTATGGGAAAAACCATTCTTGCAAATTGCAGTAGGAAATCATTGGATGAACAATACTTATTCTATTACAAGAACAACCGCTGAAAGGTTTACTTTGATGTATGCCAAAGAACATGGCTTAAAAGCTAATGTAATTAGAGCTTTAAATGCTTATGGCCCTAGACAGACTTTTGCTAGTTATAAAAAAATGATGCCCGGATTTATTCTTAATGCTTTGAAAAACCAGCCAATAAAAGTTTATGGTGATGGTCAACAAGTAATGGATTTTATTCATGCTAGAGATTTAGCTAAGTTTTTTGTAGATACCCTTTTACAACCTGAAAAAGTACAACAAGAAATTTCAACAATCACAAACATTGATTTAAGCGGTGGAGTTTATGGCAATGTTTACCAAGCAGGCGAAGGAGACGGTTTACCAGTCCAAGAAATAGCTGAAATTGTAAAAAGACTTTGCAATTCTGAATCTGAAATTATAAACACACCAATGAGACAAGGCGAGCCTGAACATGCCAGAATTGTAGCCGACTATAAATGCCCAGATTATAAAATTACTTTGGAGGAAGGTATAAAAGAGACCATTCTATGGTACAGAGCAAACATTGATAAATATAGTGTTTAATTATGTTTTTTGAAAAACTGTTTAGAACAGATAAAACAATTACTTGCAAAGAACTACAACAAAGAAGCAAAGAGCTAAATACTCCAATTTATGCTTTAGTTGCAAGAAAAAAAAGAAAAACTTTTGGTGGAGAATTGACTGGAGAATTAGAAGGAACACAATTTAGAGTTTTTGCAACGCCTGAATTAGAATTAAAACACAGACAAACATATAAAGATGAGTTTGAAACTAGAATTTGTTCAGGCTTACCGGAGGAAGACTTTGTTTTTTATGATATAGGTGATGACGGTTGGATTTATAAAAATATTCTTAAACAAAATATTTAATTTATGAAAGTTTTCTTTCCTAACTACCACATTGCCGTCAACCAGACTTTTGTTTCTGATGTAATTGCAACAGGAAACGAGATTTACCAGCCAGCCGAAGATTGGAGAGGGGAACATATAAGTTTCTTTGCAAGTTCCGAGCCTAACTCAAAACATATAACTTACCAAGAATGGCTAGAAATGCCACCAATGGCGGTTGTTATTCCTTGTGAACAACACATTGAAGATATGAAAAGAGCCGTTGCAGAAAGGGGGAATATAGACACAATAATTTATTTAACTGCAGGGGCGAACTCAGTTGATACATTTCCTTTTGATACTGATTTTGTGATAAGCCATGATTTGTATTATCACAGAAAGAGTAAAGCTAAATACAAGATTTTATATTTTAATGAGCCTATAATAAGCATTGATAGACACCAGCGAAATATACAAGCAGGGTGGGAGTCAAAACAAATAAACTTATTTATAAACAACCTATACAAGGGAGGTTTTGAAGTGGAATTGCCAATAATAGAAGATTTTAAAAAGCAGTGGCCTAGTTTAAAAATATATGGTTATGATAACCCAGACGGTTGGCCACAACCACCTTTAACCCATGAATTAATTATAAATTCAATGTTTACCCTTTCACCTAAAAGAAGGGAGACATGGGGGCAGAATGTAAATGAATCAATGCTTATGGGTGTTCCAGTTATAGTTTTTGAAAATACTTTAAACTCAACATTTACAGAATATCTTTTGACAAAAGACAACGCTATTATAGCCAAAGACGCCACAGACGCTATTAACCAAATAAATGCTTTGACTTTTGAACAATATGAAACGCTTTGTATTCAAGCTAGAACAATGTCCGAGCTATATTGTAGTGCAGAACCTCGTATAAACCAATTAAAATGGTTTTTAAGCAAAATTGGATAGTGAACCTTGACTGAACTTGTTTAAGGGCATAAAAGCAAATTAACCGCAACTTACAACGCCTTGTATTTTGTGAGTAATTATAGGCAGTTTATGGATAACAATATCACAACCCCAGACCCAAACTTAGAACAGGATTTAAACACTGAAAACAAGCCAGCAGAACTTAAAGACGAACACGCTGAAAAGCCACACGATTTAAGGAAACAGCTTGAAAAAGCAAACAAGAAAGTTGCAGAATTAGCTCAACAGCTAACCGCAAAAGAGCAAGCCGAATTGGATAAAAACAAAACGCTTGAAGAAAAGTTAGCAGACAAAGACAGAAAGTTGCAGGAAGCCGAAGTAAAACTTAAGCAAACTGAAACCACTTTTTCTTTAAAAGAAACTTTGATGAACTCTAATGTAAGCCCTGAATTTTTACCTTTGCTTGTAGAAAGTGCTAAATCTAAACTAGGAGAAGTTGAAGTTGCAGATATAGTATCCGAACTACAAACACAATATCCATCCGCTTTTGTGTCTGAAGTAAAACAACAGCCAATAGGAAAAGTAGGAACATCAATCACTAACGGTGGTAATGTACCAACTTATACAAAAGACCAAGTTGCAAAACTTCTTCTTGACCCAACAACTAGAATTACTCCAGAATTACAAAGAATGGCGAATGAATATAAATTGTAGGACTACCTAACCCCAACAATTAATCACCCATTATGGCCGCAACCAATATAACAGGTTTACCATCCACCGGATATGTAAACACCGCAATCGCAACAATTACCAAAGGCGTTTTACAACGAATTGGTACAGACCCTATCTTAAGCAGATTCATTAAAAATGATGTTTCTTTTGATAGAGACTTAGTTTCTAGCTTTAACTTCAGAGATTCTGTAAACATTACAATCGCTCCTAAATTAACAGGTCAGCTTTCTTCCAACATCGGAGATTCTAAAGTTTTCCAAACAGCAACTTTCGGAAATGTAGTTTTGTCTTTAGATAAAGTTGCTTTGACTTCTTTTGACTACAGAACAATCAACGAAAGCATTAAAAGTGGTCAAACCTCTTTAAGAGATACTTTGATTGATTCCGCTTCTATCACTTTAATTGATACAATGTATGCTGATGTAGTCCGTTTAATGGCTAACAATGCCAACATCGCTTCTGACCAAAGAATTGGAACAGTTGGAGCAACCTTTAACTATGCCGCTTTACGCAGACTAAGAACAACAGCACAAAAGCAATTCAGAGTAAGCCGTTCCCAAAGAATTATCTTACTTTTGAACCCTGACGCTTATGAGTCTTTGACCGCTGACGCTAACTTCCAATATCAGATTTCCGCTGATGATTCAACAATTAAGTCTGGTATCATTTCAACAACTCTAAATATTGAAATTTATGCTGACCCAATGCTTGGAGCAACAGGAGGTAACTCTCAATCTATCTCTGGAACAGCCGGAGCAGTAGGTTTGGCTTTCTTACCTGATTCTGCAGTTTTGGCTTCAAGACAGATTGCAATTTCTGACCCAACAAGACAGTACAGAGCTTCTGTTGACGGAGTTTCCGCTTTAGTAGGTTCTACTTTCAGCAACGCTTTAGTTGGTGGAATGAGCGAACAAACATCTATGGAAGTTATGTATGGTTTCCAAACCTTACCTATTCCTAGATTTGACACTGCAAACAGCAACGCCACAACTTGGCTAATGCTTGGAGGTGTATAGTTTGACAATAACTTATCATGCTAACATTAAGAGAGGGAGACCTCTCTTTTTGCTATGAAAAAACTTGAAACAATAACCGCCAAACAATTACAAACCGAAGGCTGGAAATGGATAATAAACCAATTTGGCTTTATAATTAAATTACAAAATGAAGAAGCAGAAAATAGGCTAAAAACTGGACAATGGATTTTAGCTACAGATGACCAAATTGTAAGTGATTTTATAAAAACAAACTACTTACCTTGGAAACCTAGAATATTTGTACCTAATTATAATAATTTTGCACCAAATCAAGGCTACACTCACTTTGCTAGACTTTTAGAGGCTGGATTGATAAGCAAAGGCATAGAATTTACAACCACTTTACAACCTGATACTGATTTAGTTTTAATTATTAATAGTGTATGGGCTGGGGCTAATACAGGTCAATTAGAAAAAATGGCAAATGAAGCTAGGGCTTTGAATAAGCAAATTGCTATGTTTACCATGTTTGAAAGTGACCACTGGATTACTTCACATGTTAACGAAATGGAGCATTTAGACTTTTTGATTGTACCAAGCAACTGGAACAAGGAAACCCTTGTTAAACAGGGTTATACAAAGCCTATTTATGTTTGCCCTTTACCGATTGAAGATAAATACCAGCTACAAGAAAGACCGGTCAAAAGAGATACTTTCACTTTCCTAACTTATAATGGTTGTGATTTTCGTAAAGGTTTTCCTGAATACTTAGACGCTTTTTTTGAAGAATTTGGAGAAGACGAAGATGTTAAATACATACAAAAAACAAGGGCAGACGATTCGGCCAATGTCAATTTTAACCCATACATGGAAAGACTAAACAATACAGGAAAAAGAAAGTTTGTTTGGATTCGCGAAGATTACAACACTAACCAACTAATGGCTTTACATGCAAAAACTGATTGTTTTGTGTTCCCAAGCAAAGGCGAAGGATGGGGCTACACACCGATTGAAGCTATTTTGACCGGAAATCCAGTTATTATAACAGAAGCCCATAGTTTCCTTGACTGGATAAACCCAGCTTGTTTACCGGTTCAAACAACCCTAGAACCAGCCACTTTTTCAATCTTAGGGGAAATTCAAGATGATGTTGGTTATTGGTTTAAGCCAGATAAGGAGGATTTAAAAAAACAAATGCGGTTTATTTATGAAACTTGGAAAAAAGAAGGAAGAGAAGCCGATATATTCCAGCAACCTTTAATAGAAAGGGAGAATCTTTTGAAAGCCTATAACAAAAACGCCGTGGCTGAACTCTTTACAATTATACTACAAGATAGAAAGATTATCGCATAATGTCTTTAAGAAACTATTTATCCGTTGAAGAATTGCAAGATAGAAGACCAAACATTGCCGAGGTAGATTTAAGCGTACTAGAACAAGCTGAAAAAGATATTGACCTTGTAACAGCAAGCTTTGTGGAAGGCGCAAATAGGAAAGGTTATTCCAGTGTTTTATTGCTTGAAAATGTAGCTTTAAATGGTACTACAGCAACCGTTCCAACTCTTGCTAGTACACAAGGTTATTATTCATATTGTATTTTAGAAGTTTTAAGCGGTGCTAATGCAGGTAAGAGATTCTTTATTACAACATCTAACAACCAGACCCTAACTTTAAATGTAGACACTGAAATAACTGAAACTATAGTTTGTAAAGTTTTCCAACTAGGGAAATATCCAATGGCAAAAGATTGGTGGAGTGCAAACAATATCCAATACAAAACAATAGCCGAAGAGGTAAAAGAAGCCGTGGCTTATCAATACGAATTTAGGCTTGCTAATGCTGGATATTTAAACAATAAATATGCCCAAATTGGTTATTCTGTTAGTGGTGATAGTTTTTCAACTAATTATAACCCAAATATTCAAAATTCAATTAGGGAAAGGGTAAGTCCACAAGCCCTTGATTTGCTTGGAAGATACACAACCCAAAGTCTATGATACCAGACCTAAACCAAGTAATAGATATTTACAGTCAAGCCTTCAGTGCTGGGGGTGATTCTGAAGTTACTTTATTGCATAGCAAACTTAGGGCAAGGGTAAGTTTAGGGGAAAAGCTGATAAAGCAACCTAGCGGAGATTATATTCAAATTGACGGCAATGCTTTTATTGACGGAAGCCCAGAATTGGAAAGAGATTTAATTGTTTACTTCAATGAAAAGTTTTATACAATTTATTCTGTAGCAAAAACAAGAGATATTGCAGGCAAACCCCTTTTTCAACACCTAACTTTAAGAATTAATAAAAATGTTGTCATTTAAGCTAGATTTTAAGGATTTAAAAAGCTGGATAGATAAACAACCCAAGCTAGTAGATAAAGCTTGTTTAAATGCTTTATACAAAGTCGCTGAACAGATAGAGAAAGACACTAAGCCAGATGTACCACTTGATACAAAAGAGTTAGTAGATTCTTATACAATAGAAAAAAAAGGCAAGCTAACTATTGAAGCTGGCTATGATATTGTCTATGCAATGTACCAACATCAAGGCAGAAGGGCAGACGGTACACATATTATAAGAAATAGACCAGCAGGCGGTAAAACTTTCTTTTTAAAAAGCAATTTAGACAAAAATGCGCAAAAATATATTGACCTTTTTGCAGAAATAGTATTTAAAGAATTAAACTACTTTTAAATATGTTTATTTTTCTTTTACCTATAAATTTTGTACCAACAAAAGCATTTTATCCTTGCAATGTAAACAACCCTTGGCAAATTTGCCAGCCAGCACCTCAAACATGGTTAGGAAATAAAGCATTTTTACCAAGACGAATCTATGCTTAAAGCCTTTATAACAGGTGCAAGCGGACAAGACGCTTCTTATTTAGCTGAATTATTACTTGAAAAAGGCTACCAAGTGGAAATGGGGGCTAGACGAGCCAGTACAGCTAATTTAGGCAGGATTAAGCACATAAAAGACAAAGTTAAAATAGTTGACTTTGATTTGTTAGAGCCTACAAACATGATAGAGGTTATCAGAAACGGACAATATGATGAATTTTACAATTTAGGGGCGATGTCTTTTGTAGCCACTTCTTTTAAACAGCCAATTACAACCGCAAACATTGACGGCTTAGCAATTACCCACATGCTAGAAGCTATAAGATTATTTAGTCCACAAACTAAGTTTTACCAAGCTTCAACAAGTGAAATGTTTGGCAAAGTGCAAGAAATACCCCAAACGGAAAAAACACCTTTCTATCCACGAAGCCCTTACGGCGTAGCCAAACTTTATGCCCATTGGATTGTAAAAAATTACAGGGAAAGTTATGGCTTGTTTGCATGTTCAGGAATACTGTTTAATCACGAAAGCCCGCGCCGTGGCGGTGAATTTGTAACCAAGAAAATTACAGACTATGCAAGTAAAATTTTAATCCAACAGCAACCCTTGCAATTAGGAAACTTAGAAGCTAAAAGAGACTGGGGCTTTGCAAAAGATTATGTAGAGGCTATGTATTTAATGTTACAGCAAGAACAACCGGACGACTTTGTAATTTCCACAAACGAAACCCACACAGTTAAGGAATTTGTAGAAGAGGCTTTTAAATGTAAAAATATTGATATTATTTGGAGTGGTGAAGGCGATAAAGAGGTTGGTTATCAAAAAGGAACTGAACGGCTTTTAGTAGAAGTAAATAAAGACTTTTATAGACCAGCAGAGGTTGACATTTTAATTGGAGATTATACAAAAGCCAAAGAAAAACTAGGTTGGCAACCAAAAACCACTTTTAAAGAATTAGTTAAACTAATGATGATATGACCTATTATTTACAAACAATCACAACACTTTTAACAACCGCAGGCTATACAAATGTCTTTTACGATTATGATAATCCAAGCGTAGAAGAAAGAATATTTTTACAAAACACTGGTGGCGAGCAAATGCAAGCTAATGTTCCAAATCTAAACAAAGATTTTTCTATTTACATAAGAAGAAATAAAAGGGAAACGGCAAGAACAGATGCAGAGGCTATTTTTGTTTTATTGGCTGGAAATGAAGCTCAATCAGCAGGAATTCTTAAAATAACTGTAAGCAGTCCAGAATTATTTAGTGTAGATGTAAATAGTGGGTTGACAAGTGAATTTATAATAAATGGAACTTGTTTGTGTGTAGATAATGCACTAAATAGGATATTCTAGGGTTCACGGCTTGCATGAACCTTTGCTTTAGGCTTTAGTTGAAATATTAAAAAACTTCTATGGCTAATGTCGCATATACCCAAGCACAAATTGACGCAATTTCAAACTTTTCTATTGTAGCATACTACAATAACATTAATTTAGGTGTTTTACAACCCGGAGCTTTATCGGTTAAAATTGTAAAAAAAGTTGACCCATTTGGTTCTTCAGCAAGCGGAGACAACGGAGCTATTGGAATGATTAACGATGGTTCTCACGCCGTTGCAACCCTTTCTTTTAGAAATATTAACAAACATGTTTTAAAAGCTTTATCTGGTTATGATTTAACAGCAGGTTCTACAGCAACTAACATTTCCACCCCTTGGGT